CCAGCTGTAGTTACGTCTAGTTCTCATGGATATTCCAATGGCGACTTTGTAATTATAACTGGTGTAGTTGGAATGACAGAAGTTAATGGTAAAACTTTTAAAGTTGCAGATAAAACTACTAATACTTTTGAATTACAAGATGTTGATGGAACGGATATTAATTCATCAAGTTATACTGCTTATTCTTCTGGTGGAGTTGCAAATAAAATTTATCAAATAACTACAAGTTATACGACTGCACAATTGTTTGATTTAAAATTTGCTCAAAGTGCTGATGTTTTATACATCACGCATAGCAGCCATGAAGTATCAAAACTTTCAAGAACAGGACATACTAGCTGGACATTATCAGAAGTAGATTTTGCAGAAACTGGACCTTATTTATCTGCTAACACTACAACAACAACTTTAACTCCAGCCTCATCAGGAACTGGAACTGGAGTAAATATAACAGCTAGTGCAATTACTGGAATTAATGGTGGTGTTGGCTGGGCTACAACAGATGTTGGAAGAATTTTAAAATTTAATAGTGGTGAAGCAAAAATAACAGCTAGAACAAATACGACAGTTGTTGTTTGTACTATTACAAAAGCTTTTGCTAATACCGATGCTACAGCAGCATTTTCATTAGGAGCTTTTTCAGACACAACTGGACATCCATCTTGTGTATCTTTCTTTGAACAACGATTAGTTTTTGCTGGCACTACTGACGAACCACAAACTTTATATTTCTCTAAGTCAGGAGATTATGAGAACATGACAGTTGGCACAAATGCTGATGATGCAATGATATATACCATTGCTTCAAATCAAGTGAACGCAATTAGATATTTAAAGGCGGTTAGAACTTTAATAGTTGGAACTTCTGGTGGAGAGTGGACCGTAAGTGCAGATGGAACGGATGCAGCTGTTACACCAAGTAATGTAACTATTAAAAAACAATCTTCTTATGGAAGCTCAACTGTTGATGCTGTTCCAGCTGGAAATGCTACTTTGTTTTTACAAAGAGCAAAAAGAAAAATTAGAGAATTAGCTTATGACTTTGATGTTGATGGTTATACAGCACCAGATTTAACAATATTAAATGAAACCGTTACTGATAGCGGAATTAATGAGATGGCGTATCAACAATCACCAGATAGTAATTTATGGTGTGTTAGAGACGATGGAGTATTAGCTTGTTTAACTTACCAAAGATCAGACAATGTTGTTGCATGGTCAAGACATAAAGTTGGTGGCATTGGACAAGAATGCACAATAACAGTTTCTGATTATGCAAATATAGCAACTGGAACAAAATTAGTTTTTACAAAATCCAATGGTGATGAAGTTACTTTTACTTCTACAACAGGAACTGCTGGAACAGGCGAATTTAAAACTGAAACTAATAATAATACAACAGCAGATAATATTTATACTGCTATTAATGCTCACGCTGATTTTACTGTTGCTAATCCAAGTGCAGCAGTTGTTACAATTAGAGAAAGCTCACATGAAGCTACAGGATTTTTAACTTGTAAAAGTAATGATCCAGATAGATTAACAGTTCAAAATGAAAGCTTTCCAGTAATTGAAAGTGTAGCCTCTATATCAGGTTCTTTAAATGAAGATGAACTTTGGATAATAGTTAAGAGAATTATAAATGGCTCTACAAGGAGATATGTAGAATGCTTTAGTGATTTTGATTTTGATGAAACTACATCTACAGATTTTCACTTTATAGATAGTGGATTAAGTTATGATGGAACAGCTACAACATCTATTACAGGATTAGATCACCTTGAAGGTCAAACCGTACAAATATTAGCAGATGGTTCAACTCATGCTGATAAAACAGTTTCTAGTGGAGCAATAACATTAGATAGAAGTTCTAAAAAAGTTAAAGTTGGTTTAGGTTATAACTCTATTCTTCAAACAATGAGAATAGAAGGTGGATCAGCAGAAGGAACTGGACAAGGAAAAGTAAAAAGAATTTCAAAAGTAGTAGTAAGATTATTTAATACCGTTGGTGTAAAATGTGGACCAAGCTTAACAAATCTTGAAACCGTTCCTTTTAGAACAACTTCAAGTGATTTAGATACTCCAGTTTCAACTTTATTAGCTGGAGATAAAACAGTGGAATTTACTGATGATTACAATTCAGATGGATTTATTTTTGTAAAACAAGATCAACCTTTACCTCTTTCTTTACTAGCTCTTTATCCAACTTTTGTAATATCTGATGGCTAATATAATAAAACCGTTTAAGAAAATTCATGCAGATCAAATTGTAAGTTATGGCATGAACCATAAACTTATGGAAGTTGATGCTGGTTACAAAGATAATAGAATTTGTAATTACACTGCACCTGGAAATGGCTTTACGATGTTTGTTAATGATAAGCCAGTTTATTCAATTGGAATTGTTCTTTTATGGAAAGGTGTTGCTGAAGGCTGGGTAATGGCTTCACAAAATGTATTTGATATTAGATTTTTAGCAGCAAAAACAATGAAGGAATTAACAGAAGAAATGTGTCAAAGAAATAAAATTAAAAGATTACAAACATCCGTTAAAGCTGAATTTAAACTAGGTATAAGATTTGCAACTTGGTTAGGTTTAGAAGTTGAAGGATTAAAAAAGAATTATGGACCAGATGGTTCAGATTATTATCAATTAGCGAGGATTTTTAAATAATGTCATTTATAGGAAGTATTTTTGGTGGATATGCT